ATGATTCACTGTAAACGCGTTTATGATCCGGCAGAGCCCGGCGACGGTTACCGCGTTCTGGTTGACCGACTCTGGCCGCGCGGTATGAAAAAAGAGGCTTTGCGCTACGATGAATGGTGCAAATCGCTCTCGCCCTCTTCGGCGCTACGTAAAGCGTTCCACGGCGAGGCGATCGATTTTGTCAGCTTCAGTCAACAGTATCGCGAAGAACTCGACGCCCGGCGCGACGAAGGATTGCGTCTCGCCGGGCTGGCTCGCCAACAGCCATTAACCTTGCTGTATGCCGCCAAAGATACCCGGCAAAACCATGCGCTGGTGCTGGCTGAGTGGCTGGAAAACCTGTCTGCCGGCGAGGCTACGCCTTAGCGGGGTGATCCCGGCGCCACAGCTCCCATTCATCGAGGGTTTCCCCGCCGGGCAGTTTACAGTCGCTGCGCACGCCCTGCGGCGTCTGAACCGGTATCAACTTACCGCCCTTCTGACCGCAGTAAACCGAGGCCGGGTTCGCCATGCCGATAGACTTCGGCGGCGGCGGCGCATCCTGCGGCTGCGGCTGCTTCGCGCAGCCGGCCAGGGCCAGCGGCAGCAGCATTATCATCCACTTCATTTCTGCTCCTTCTTTGCACAGAGCACGTATTTGCCCTGATTCTTCATGGTTTCTCCATTTTAACTACACTTTTGCCGCGTAGAGTAGCGCTTGTTCTCGAACTGACCAGAGAACAGATCATTCCATAATCAATGAGTTTTCCCCGTCGCCCCCGACGGGGCTTTTTTTTGGACGTTAACAAAATGAAATAAAAGGATTTGTTTCAGAAAATGTCCACATATCGACCACATTGACCACATTTACAAAAATAGCCCCCTTCCCAGGGGGCTATTTTTATACCGCAAGACTAAGTTGATTGTTCCCGTAATGAGAAGCCGGGAAAGCGTCACTGGGGATAAAGCCTGGCGGCAGAGGGTCTGTGCTGGTTGAGCGCTTTGTTACCCTGCGCTCTACGGTGTTCAGCGTCGTGAATGACTCGCTGCATTCAAGATTCTGGCACTGATGATATTGCCGGATGGTGAACTCGCTTAAGCGGCGGCTGGTGCGGGTGCGGGCGTTTGCGCCGCAGTATGGACAAACAAACATGATGATCTCCCATAGGGAGTTGAACTCACGCCTATTATGGCCGCTACTGTTCAGTTTCTGCAATCCAGTCGCTTATTTTCGCCTCAAGCTCCATTTGCGTGGTAAATCCGGTATCACCGATCACATGTTCCGCCCTTGCAATAATCCAGTCCTGAGTATCGATTTCAGGCTTAAAGCCCGACACATTCAGATGCATACCCGGATATAAATCGGCGCGGCCGCGCGCCAGGGTTATTGAGAACTGTGCGACCCCTTTCTGAAGTTGTATCCATTTCGCCGCAGCGGCGCGCCTGGCCGCCGTTTCGTTCTGATAGGTTTTACGCAAAACGTACACATTGCCTTCAGCGCCTTCCATGTAATCCCCCTCGGGGCGGCTGCTTTTCTCCTCAGTCTTTTTTCGGGCAGTATTTGTTTTGCGCTTAGTGATCTTGACCGGTTTTTTCTTGCCGAAATTAAGATCCAGCCAGTACGCCCGCACGCCGGTGTAAGCATCGCGATCGGCAATGCGGAACCTGTGGCGATCTCCGCTGGCACGGGTAATTTCAACAGATGGCAACGCCCTGCCGGACGCACTGACGCCGCCCCCAGGCAGGATAAACAGCAGACAGCCATTTTTCACGGTGGCGATAGCCCCCAACATCTCCGCCATGCGCGTTAAAAACGACATGTCGCTCTCTTCGGTCTGATCCGCATGGTCGATCTCAATGTTGATCAGGGCATCGCTAATCATCGGCTTCAGGTCATAACGCCGGGCTATGGCCGATACCACCCGCTCTACCGTCACATCATGCCAGGACACCTCCCGCCTGACGTTCATCTCTTCGCGAAAATCAGCGCTGTGCGCGGTGATGTCGATAACATCCGGCGGCCCGCTATGTCCCACCTCATCAACGGTGTAGAGACCTTTGTAGATCAGCGCCTCTCCCAGCCAGCCAATTGACACCGCCAGCTCCGCGCCACGTGGGGGTAAATCCGTTACGCCGCCGGAGTCATCCACTGAAAAGGTTAACTGGTCAGCATCAAAACCGTTGTTATCTGTCACAGATAGCGAGGTGATGCGGTCAGCCAGTTCGGTGAGTACAACCCCACCCAGGGTAATACTAAAATCCGGCTTCTTAACGACGTCACTTAATTTTTCTAAGTACGCTTCGGCTGCTGTTGTCAGTGTGTCTGCTATCGACATAACTCCCCCGTTTTTTGCTGATGATTCCACGCCCGCGCGCGGGGCTGAATCCCTTTTTGTTGTCAGCGAACGGGCAGACCGGCAACCAGGCGACGCCAGCAGACTTAACGTTGAATATTGCCCTGAACTCAAAGCGCAACATGATGGTGAACTTATGTCTGAAACTCGTTTTCACGGCGTCCGCTCTCGCGAAAATACCGACCTACAGCAGGCAATCAATGACATTGATTCCAGCGTGATCGGTATTGTCGCGGTTGCTGATGACGCCGACCCGGAAACCTTCCCGCTCAATACGCCGGTTCTGCTGACGCGGGTGCGTAACGTCCTCGGCAAAGCAGGTAAAACCGGCTCGCTTTATAAAACCCTCAAAGCCATTTCCGACCAGTGCAGCCCGCGTGTTGTGGTTGTCCGGGTGGAAGAGGCTTCCGGTAACGGCGCCAGCCAGTCTCAGGCCATTATTGGCGGGACAGATGGCGACAACTACACGGGAATGTATGCCCTGCTGACAGCGGAAGCCAAAACCGGCTATCGTCCGCGCATTCTGGCGGTACCGGACTACGACACCGAGGAAGTAACGTCACAGCTTTGCGTGATTGCCCAGAACCTGCGGGCTTTTGTTTATGCCGGTTGCAACGGCTGTGCGACCATGGCGGAGGCTATCGCTTATCGCAAAACCTTCGCTTACCGCGAGCTGATGCTGATCTGGCCGGACTTCATTGCTTACAACCCCCTGACGGATGATAACGAAACGTTTCCCGCCCCGGCTTACGCCTGCGGCCTGCGCGCCGCTATTGATAACAGCCAGGGCTGGCACAAATCGCTGTCGAATGTTGTGGTGAATAACGTTCTGGGTATTTCGAAAGATGTTTTCTGGGCGCTACAGGCAGAAGACAGCGACGCGAACGAGCTTAACAACAACGAAATCACAACGCTTATCAAGCGCGACGGTTTCCGTTTCTGGGGTAACCGCACCACGGACACCGAAACCTACACTTTTGAGGTGTTTACCCGTACCGCGCAGATCCTGGCGGACAGCATTGCAGAGGCGCAATTTACCTCTGTTGACAGCCCACTCACTCCGGCCAACGTGAAAGATGTGGTAAGCGGCATTCGCTCTGCTCTCAGTAAAAAAGTCACTGCCGGCCAGCTTATCGGCGCTGACTGCTGGTATGACACGCTGGACAACGGCACCACGGATTTGCGCCAGGGAAAGCTGATTGTGCGCTACAGCTACAGCCCGGTCCCGCCGCTGGAAGATCTGACGCTCTACCAGACCTTTACCGATGATTTTTACGAACCGGCGTTCGCGTCGCTCGGGGGTGAATAATGGCTGTTCCTCACAAACTGCGGCTTTTTAGCTGCTTCGTTAACGGCGATAACTATCTGGGAAAAGTAACCTCCTTCACCCGGCCCAAACTGTCACGAAAGGTAGAGGATTATCAGGGCGGTGGCATGCTGGGCGCGGTCGGGGTTGATCTCGGCCTTGAGGCTGGCGCACTTGATTCCACCGTTGTTTTTGGCGGCGTCATTAAGGCTCTGTTTCTCGAATATGGAGCGGGAATTGACGGCACGCGACTGCGCTTTGCGGGTGAATATTTCACTGATGGAGAAAGCCAGCTTGTCGAGGTGGAGCTGCGCAGGCGATTTACTGAACTCGACGGCGGAGATTCAAAACAGGGGGAAGATACGGAGGAAAGCTACACCTTTAAATCCACCTACTACAAATTCTCCATTGATGATCAGCCCATTATCGAAATCGACCTGCTGAACTTCATCTACAAAAAGAACGGTCAGAACATGTTCCCGGACCGCATCACTTCCGCCCTTGGCATGGGCAATTAATCACCTTTCAGAGGGTGGCAAAGATGCCGCCCGGAGATTTTTAACATGGCTAAAAAAACTAAAAACCTGTTCACGCTGATGCAGCCAGTAGTTCGTAAAGACAGTGAGATCGGTCAGGTGGAAATCACCGGCGCCATCAGTCAGGCCGGATCGTTGCGCGGCCTGAATCTTATCCGCGTTGCCAACATGGATGCAGACTCCATCGCAACATTGTTGACGCGAGTCACCGCGCCTGCGCTGACACAAAAAGAAATCAACGAAATGCACACTCTGGACTTTATCGGGCTGGCAGAGCTTCTGGTCCCTTTCTTGAATCCGCCGGAGCCTGGAGCGTCGAACGGGGCGGAGACGGAGAGCGAGTAATTACCGTTGCGTTTGACCAGATTGACGATTTGGTTGCTGATATTGCCGTTATTTTTAACTGGCCGCCCTCTGAAATTTTCGGCATGGATCTTGGCGAGGTGATAGCCTGGCGCAAGCGGGCGGCGCTTCGAAGTGGTGCCAGTGATGAAGAGTCTTGATATCCGCGTTGCGTTCAGCGCGATCGACAGGTTTACCCGCCCCGTTAATGCAGCCCGCCAGAGCGCGGGCGGCCTTTCCGACTCCCTCAGAAAAACACAATCCACCCTGAAAGGACTCGATAAGAGCAGTGCCACTTTTCAGCGAATGACCGCTGCCGTCGGCAAAACCGATCGTTCAATCTCACGAGTCCGTAACCGGTTTGATGGCTTGTCAGAAGCACAACGTAAAAACGGGACGCTGACAGAAAAACAGCAGGTGCTGATGACCCGGCTGAGTGAGCGCCTCGACCGACTGACTGCAAAACGCGTGACGGAAGTTACTCGCCTTCGAGAAAGCGCCTCGGCGTTACGTCAGCATGGCGTGATGCTCTCCGGCAGCAGTGCCACTATCGGTAACGCAATACGCCGTACCGATCAGCTCAGTCAGTCGCTTGAACGGGAAAAGCGCCAGCTGGCTGCGGTGACTCAGGCCCGAAAACGTTATGAGGGCGCACAGCAGATGGCCGGAAAATTGCGCTCTGGCGGTGCTATAGCATTAGGTACAGCAACCGCTGCCGGGTACGGCGCCGGACGCTTCCTGTCGCCTGCGGTTGGTTTTGATGAGGAAATGTCAAACGTTCAGGCGCTGACGCGGCTCGATAAAAGTGATTCGCAGCTGGCCGCCCTGCGTACTCAGGCAAAAAAACTCGGCGCTGAAACCGCCTTCACCACGCGCGACGCCGCCAGCGGCCAGGCCTTTCTGGCAATGGCTGGCTTTACGCCTGATGCTATCCGTGCCGCGCTGCCAGGCGTGCTCAATATGGCACTGGCGGGCAGCATGGAATTGGGTGAAACGGCAGATATCGGCTCAAATATTCTTTCACAGTTCACCCTCGACGCCGGGGAAATGGACCGCGTCAGCGATGTACTGACAGGCACCTTTACCCGTACCAACACTACGCTTAGCAGCCTCGGCGAAACAATGAAAGTTGTCGGGCCGGTAGCGGCAGGACTTGGGATTAGCCTGGAAGAAGCCGCGGCGATGACCGGCACACTGGCGCGGGTGGGGATCCGTGGCAGCGAAGCCGGAACGGCAATGCGTCGCTCGCTCTCCAGACTGGCCTCCCCTACTACGGCAGCAAAGAGAGCGCTTAAAGAGCTGGGTGTAGAAACCGCCGACGCAAGCGGGAAGATGCGTCGCCCGTTCGATATTCTTCTCGATCTACAAAAGCGTGTCTCCCGTTTCGGTGATGTGGATCAGGTTTCATTTTTCAAAGACATTGCCGGTGAGGAAGGTTTTACCGGCCTTCAGTCTCTGGTCAAAGGCGCAGGTGATGGCTACCTTCAGTCACTCTATGAACAAATCGCTGAAGCCCATAAAAACCAGGAGGCGCTCGCCGTCGCTAACAAGAAGAAAGACAATCTTGGCGGCGATTTAAAGGAGCTGGACAGCGCGTGGGAGGCGTTTCGCATTTCTGTGGCTGAGACTGTAGACGGCCCATTGCGCAGACTGACACAGGGGCTTAGCCGGGTTATTGGCAGTATTCAAAGCTGGGTAGAAGAAAACCCCCGACTTTCACGAACGTTGTTACTTGCCGGTGGTACCGCTCTGGCACTGACCGCAGTAATTGGCGGTCTGTCATTAGCTGCTGGTCTGCTGATGGGGCCGCTTGCAAAACTCAGGCTGGGGTTTGCGCTGCTGTCTGGCGGGAGCGGCATCGGAGGTACGGTTTCAGCATTCCGCATATTGAGTGCTGTGGGCGGCAGCTCTCTGGCAAAAATTAGCGGATGGGGTGCTTTACTCGGCGGTCTGGCTGGACGCGCCAGCGTATTAACGAGATTGGTGGTACCACTGCGCGGCGCGTTACTTGGCACCTTTACCTCTCCGGGGACTGCTATCAGCGCCCTGTCAAAAAGCATTGGCGGGCTGGCACTGCGGCTAACCGGGATCCCGGCTCTCTTCGGCATTGTAAAAGGCGGTATTGCGGCACTGGGCGGCGGATTATCAATGCTCTTGAGCCCAATCGGTTTAGTGGGTGCTGCGTTTGTGGCAGCTGGGGTACTGATCTGGAAATACTGGGGACCAATTAAAGCCTTCTTTCGCGGTTTTTTTACAGGCGTCATCCAGGGGTTAGCGCCAGTTTATAACGCATTTTCCAGGCTGGCGCCCGTTTTCGGGGTCATTGGGGATGGCGTCAAAAACGTCTGGAACTGGTTTAAAAAAGTATTATTGCCCATTGAGGAGAGTCGCGAGGCGCTAAACAAATGCGCCAGCGCCGGGCAGACCTTTGGCGAGGTCCTGGGGACCGCACTTAGCGTTCTGCTTTGGCCCCTTCAGAAGTTAATGGAAGGCGTCGGCTGGTTACTGGAGAAGCTCGATCTCATCCCCGATGGCATTGAAAGAGCCAGGCTGGAAGCGGCCAGACTCAGGGCTATTCCGGTCATGTGGGAATGGGATGAGAAATCCGGACGCATGGTTAAAAGGGAGTGGCAATGGTCATCTGAAAAGCCTGCAAGCAAAGGCAACGCACTGCCGCCCAGTGTACTCGGGGGTGACTCTGGAACACAGCGACGGCTGGGCCAAATCGCGGATAACACCAAAGGCCTTTTAGATGAGGAAAAGCGAAAACGTATCGGGCCGGGTGACATTGTATTTAAAAATCTCCCTCCAGCCTTTGCTGTGCGTGGTGAATGGCAGGAATCTCGGCTTATTCGGCAACCTGTTAGTGCTCGTCCGGTTATTGCTGCCGGAGAGCCATTGATTAAGCAGGCACCCGCCTGGCAGGCAGTCCGCCGAAATGAAATCAAGCGCCCGGCAGCTTCGGTGCCGGCAGATGGTTTTTCTGGTGAGATTCACGTCCATTTGCATGGCATCAAGAGCGACAATCCGCGCGAGCTGGCTCGACTTGTCGGGGAGGCTGTCCGTACAGAGATGGATAAACAACAGCGTGCTGCCCGGGGTTCGTTCCGGGATAGCGATTGATTGGAGACAAAACTATGATGATGGTATTCGGGCTTTTTGTATTTGAACTCAGGACACTCCCCTATCAGCAATTGCAGCTATCCCGCAACTGGCGGCACGTCAAAAATGACCGCGTTGGCCGTAGTGCAAAATGGCAGTACGTTGGCGCCGGTGAGAACCAGCTGACGCTTGGCGGGCTGCTGTATCCGGAAATTACCGGCGGTAATCTGTCATTAGGTGCCGTCTCGACAATGGCTTATACCGGGTTAGCCTGGCCACTGATTGATGGCGTCGGGTCCATTTACGGGATGTATGTCATCACGGGGTTGCAGGAAACGCATCAGGAGTTTGATCGTTATGGCAAAGCTAAAAAGATAGAGTTCACACTTTCATTGCAGAGGGTTGATGAAGATATCAGGGAAAGCCTGCAAAGTGCCTCTGTCAGCGATCTGATGGCAACCGTTAAGGACGTGGCTGAAACATCCCCAATTATAATCACTTAGATATTTAACATATCGTTTTCACAAATATTAAACCTTAGCAAGCATAGTTAACAGAGCTTAATAACTCAGATGTAACATTAATTATTACGTTTCAAAAAGAAACATAAAAAACACATCATTAATACCAAGCAAGGTCCCTCCCCCAACAAATAAGCGAGAAAATAATAAAGGAGATATGTTTATGTTAATGTCTAGACGAAAGAAAGTTAGACACAATGAATATAAACAAAACATCATTCAATCGGGCCATAAAACAAATCACACCCACCATCTTAATCATATTATTTATACATTTCCCAACTTAAAATCGGGGTCAGATTTGAGCGACGAATTTTAATTTACTATAAATACCAAAACATACAAATCATGAAATACTAAATTCATTTACGCTTATACTAAGGATAGTGTATAATCATTGCAAAGATGACACAATCCACTCCAGAGGACAATATGGCAGACGAAAGTTTTAACATTAATGAAGACAATGATGATCTTACTGTTTCAAGTAGTATGATTGTTCAACAGGGCATTTCTGACTCACAAATTGAAAAGCATTATGAAACAGGTAGATTAAGAGTAGTTCAAGAAAAAAATGATATTTTCCTAACCCATGTAATTAGTTTTATCAGCACAGAATCGAAAAGTAAAGTATGGTCAAATATACGACCAGAATATCAAAGAAGGCTCCGCTGGGATAATAAAAAGAAATCCCAACTAATTGAAAGTTTTATAATGAACATCCCAGTCCCTCCTATTTTTCTATATGAAAAAACATTAGGCAATTTCGAAGTTATGGATGGACAACAGAGACTAAACGCCATTTCTTCCTTTTATGAGGGTGAATTCCCGCTTCAAGGCCTAAAAATCTGGCAAGCTCTAAACGGTAAAACATACTCCCAATTACCGCCTTTAATTCGTCGAGGATTAGATAGAGCAAAAATTTCTGCTATAACTTTAATGTCAGATAACTCAACTAGTGCAGAGGATAGTATTGATCTAAGAGCACAAGTATTTGACCGACTAAATACCGGAGGCGAAAAATTAAACGCACAAGAGTTACGAAATGCACTATATGCAGGTCCATTTAATGAATTAATGATTGAATTATCGAGAAATAGCGCGTTTGCTCAAGCATGGGAAATTCCTAATTACGAAGAAAACTTACGTGCTGATGGTTCTGTGAGCGAATCACTTGAGAAAAATACTCTTTATAAAAGAATGTCCGACGTTGAAATAGTAATTCGCTTTTTTGCCTTTAGAAATCCGGAAGACATTTCTGGTTCGGTAAGAAGTATGCTCGATGAAACCCTAAAGAAAAATAGACATGTTACTGATTCAGGTTTAAATAAGTTTAAAGAAGAATTCTATTCTTGTTTGGATCTTTGCCTTCGTGTTTACAAGGAAGATGTCTTCAGACTACCAAAAAGCAAATCCAAAAATGACTCTACTCTATCAAGGCCTTTATATGACGCACAAATGATTGGCATGTATTTGAATATTGATAATAAAGAAAAGATAATTGAGAATGCACAACAAATAAGAGAGGGAATGTCTTTATTAACTAAACCTGATGGTGATAGCTATGATTTGATGGTTGGGAGAGCTAACACTTCACAATCAGTTAAAGAGAGAATATATAGAGTATCAAATATGATTGATGAGGTCATCAATGGCTAAAATTGAATATGCAGTATCAGTTGCTGATTTATACTATCAGGAACTGTCTTCGACTGCAGAAATACGCCAAGCATTTCAAGATATTTTAGTATCTCAGTCCCAATATATCTTTCAAGCCATACGCCATGATCACCAACTCACTGAACGTTACAAGAGCGCCTTGAAACTTAAAACCGTAGATAGTAATGCCCTTCTAAAAGGCCTGTTAATTCAAGCAGTGGCCATATACGAAGATTTTATTAGAGAAATGGTGTCTTGCTTAGTAAATAAATTAACAAATCAAGGTACAAGATATGACGAACTGAGCCTAAAGCTTAGAAATAATTTTATTTCATCAACTGGAAAGGTGTTAACTCATTATGGGAGTGGCACAGTTAACGGTATTAAATATGACTTTAATAACTTGACAAATAGTTTAGTAAGCTGTTTATCTTCTCATGAAAAATATCACATTGACCCACGAGTATTCACTATATTGCTAGGCAATTGCACTTCCTCTCGCCTAATAAACCTGCTAAGCATTCTAGGTGTGTCCGATGATATTTTTGAGGATATCAAGGGGGATCATGGATTAAAAAAAGTTTTAAAAGAAACTCGTCAATCTCAAGTTGCAGAGCTAACTAAAAATAGATTAGATGAGCTAATTAGTGTTAGAAATGATATTGCACATGGTGACTTAACCAGGTCTGTATCAATTGATGAACTAGGTGATGCAATTCTACTACTGAAAACACTTATTAAAGCTCTATCACTTAAATGTTAGCAAACTGATTATCAACTATACTTTCACCCATTTTCTTCATATTAGCACAGCTCAATCATTCCGATTCTTCCCCAAGTACGATCATCCGACTGGGAGTCGTACTTGCAAGGGAACTATCAAGTCAAATCTAACCTATAACACTCATGGACATCTATCATGTGGAGCGCCTCCACATACACAACGTGGCATATTCATTAGTCACATCTACCTCTTTGTTTGTGGTATCCACCAAGCCTGCCGCATCAATGTAGGTTCCTTCAGTGAGAGCTAACGGGCCGCTTTTCTGATTATCTGTCCCATGAGTTGTGGTGGGATCCCACGTGGCACCAGGTGATCTGTCACCAGAACGATGCCAGTGGGGAGGCAGGTTATCGGCTTCAAGTTTTACCTTGTTGCTGCCGCCGGTCGAGCCGTATTGAGAGCCGATCCGCACAACCCTTCCATCAAAGGTTTCACTTAAATCAGCCCATGTCTGCCATGGAAAGCGAGTAGCCGGGCTTTGTTCACTTGAGATTATGATCCCGACGTAAAAAATGGCGTCAACAATGGCCTTGTATCCGGCTCCATCACTGTCCAGCCCCAGCGACTTTAGCGCCTCTGATGGATTGCTCAAATCGGACAGGTTTTTCTCTTTTTGCAACGCACCAGTAATGCGTGAATCATCCCCCGCCGCTACCGTTCCCGCCATGGTACCAACATCCCTTGTGACCGAATTGCCCAGCTCCAGATTTTCCCTCGCCTCTTCTTTGTCCGTTAAATCAGAAAGGTTGTTATCTTTCTGCAGTGCGCCAGTCATGCGTGAGTCATCCCCTGCCGCTACTGTTCCCGCCGTGCTACCGACATCCCGCGTTGCTGAATCGCCCAGTTCAAGGTTATCCCGCGCCTTTTCTACATCTGCCAAATCCGACAGATTCAGCAACCGGCGCAGATAACGTTTGTCGCCGGACTCCTGCGTGATGGTGGCAAGCGCCGGATCGATAACGAGCTGCACGCTTGAGCTATGCGTCAGCGTTATCACCAGCGTCAGAATGATCTCTTTGATGATGGAATCTGATTGCGCCGGGAGGTATGTCGCCGGATAAGCGCCGTAAGCGATGAGCGTACCCTTAGCACTGACCAGCCCCGCCTCTCTGAGCGTTTTACCCGGATAATCCCGGCAGTTGATAACAATCTGACCGCTGATAAATCCCTCATAGCTTGAATCAGAGTTAAAGGTTTCGCGGCCAAACTGACCAAAAAGCGCCGTCACCGCCGCCAGGTCATCGGGTTCGGTCGGCAAAGTCACGCCGCCGCCATCGCCGATAAGCACTGCGGTAATATCCACAACCTCCCCCGCCTGATAGGCGGCCTCGATTTCAGCGGCACCCGCCGTGGTTAGTGTCAGTCCTGTTGCCATAGTGTTTCCTCTGCTTCAATGCCATACACGCTGGCAAGACGATCATAAAAATCATCACTGACAGTTTTGCTGTCAGCATCAATATCGCTTTCAACGGGATGAATAACCCCCGCAGCCTGGAGCATTTGCAGGTATTCAAGGAAAAATTCATCGGTCTGACAAAAATCAATCAGAGACTTAAGCTGTTTAAATGTTTTCATAACATACCTTCCCTCCAGTCCCCGAGCAGCTGGTTATAATCGTCCAAGCTCCGGCATTCAAAAAACGTGTAGTGGTGATCGGTCGCAGCTGGCACCTTGCCGATAAATTCCAGCCCACGGCCAGGTAGCGAGAGACAATTTTGAAACGCACTGGTCGTTATAGTGATGCGGGGGTAGATTTCCTGGTCGAATATCACGTGTAGCGGGGTACTCAGCGCAACGCAGCCTTCAAACGTATGGTAGACCATAGTCAGATCCGCGCCGTTAAACAGTCCCGGCGAAACATCGACCAGGGACCTGCACCCCAGGAATGTCGCGTTGAACTGAGTCACCTTTGTATTGTGCTCTGCCAGGCCTGCCGGGATCCGCTCCAGCCGGCTACAGTACGCGAACGTATACCCAAAAGCGGTGATCAGCGGATTGTGAGCAAAAAGCTCCGGCGGGATTTCCATTAATCCCGTTTCCTGGAACGTGCCGTAAACTGACACCAGGAGCGGGCAGTGCTCAAACAGGTCTGCAGGTAGAGATTTCAGCTCACGGCATCCCATAAAGGTACCGCCTACGTTGGTCAGGCGAGGCGTCTTCGCCAGCAGCGTCGGCGGCAACGAACGCAGACCCAGGCAGTAGCCAAACGTCAGCGACAACGACGTGAGGGCAGGACAGCCATCAAATAAATCTGCTGGTAGTGTCTCCAGTGCAGCGCAGTTCTGAAACGTGCTCGTCATCTGACTGACTGAGCCAAAATCACGGAATAGCGCAGGCGGTAACTCGGCCATGGCGCTACAGCCACTAAACAGCCGGTCAATTCCGCTGACGCTGACGCAGCCAGCGAATATATCCGACGCCACGCCAACCAGTGATCGGCAACCCTCAAACGCATCGCTGAACGTGGTGGCTGCGCGACAGTCACGAAACGCGCCAGCATTGACGCGGATCAGACTGCTGCACCCGAAGAAGGCATAGGAAAAGGTAGTGACCAGGGATTTGCCGGCAAACGCCCCAGCCGGGACGTCCGGCAATGAGGAGCATTCCCGAAACGCAGCATAGAACGTCGTAACCCGGTCACAGTCTGCAAACGACGGCATGGACAGCAGTGACGAACATGCGTAGAACGCCCCCGCGAACGTGGTTGCCCCTACGCAACCCGCGAAGATATTTTCCCCAACCGCAGTCATCGCCCGGCAGTTATAGAAAATGGTTTCGAAATTGGTGGCGCGCGTGCTGCCCCGGAAAACGTCATCCCCGACGCTCGTTATGCCCCCGCATCCGTAGAAAACACTACTGAAGTTAGTCACCGAAGACAGGCCAGAAAACAGCCCGTCCGGGACCGTCTTCAGCCCTGAGTTCGCAAACGTCTGCGAAAACGTCAACGCCGACGTACAGGAACGGAACAGCGCGCGGGGTAATTCCGTCAATGCGCTGCATTGATAGAACGCCATCGAAAAATCTGTGGCTGGCAGGTTACTGAACAGATCATCGGGGACGGAGGCCAGGGACGTCGCGGAGCGAAATAATTCTTTCAGATATTGCGCCGTATCGCAGCCGGTAAAAATACCCCGACCGATGGTAATCAGCGACCGGCAGTTGTTAAACACGCGTTCGAATGATCGAGCCGACGCGCAACCCCGGAACAGGTAGTCACCGGTAGCTGTCAGTGCGAAACAATCGGAAAAAGCCCGCGAAAACGTCGTGACGTTCAACAGGCCGTCAAACAATCTGTCGGGCAATGTGACCAGGGATATGCAGCCAGCAAATACGTCCGAAAAATTGGTTACATTGTGAAGCCGGGAAAACAACCCTGGCGGCAGTTGACTCAGGGACGAGCAACCTGAAAACATGGAGACGCAACCCGTGACAGCGGGTAGATCGTCAAATGCTCCCGGGTGAATTTTTATCAGGCTGGTAGCACCCTGCATAAAGTTGTTGAGGCTATTGCGATTTCCCGTAACGCGGATAATTTCACGTACGGCGTTCAGCGTTGTCGATACCGTCCCGGTTGAGCGCTGGAAGCTGGCAGATTCACTGCCTTTCACCGTAATGGTGTATTCTTCACCCACGGTCAGCGCCCGCGTGGGAACAACCCAGCCATACAGCGTACTGGCAACATCAAAGATGTATTCTCGGCTGTCTGTTCCGTCGCCATAATCAATCGTGAAATCCTCATCCATGCGCACGTAGAACAACGGACGGCTTGCATTGTCGATGCGGGTGATGAACTTCATCACCGCGACCACTTTCACACTGATCACCGCACTGACGCCGTTAGTCGTCGTGACGGTGACCGAACAGGTGCCCCGCTTCACGCCCGTAACCAGAATAGCGCCGTTGACTATTCTGGCGGTCGCAATTGTTTTATCCGACGTGGTTACCGTAAAGGTTTTATCTTCCGCGTATTCAGGAAGGATGGTTACCGTGACCGTTTCCGAGTCACCCGGTGCCAGATTCAGCTCGTAGCGGGATAAAATCACCTGCAACGGGACAAAGCGAGGCGTGATTTTCTCCGTGGCGTACATGTACCCGGCCGCATATGAGGTTCCCTGAAGCCGGCCAAACACATGCACGGAAAACCAGCTGCGCAGGTTCCTGGCACGCAACACCGCTAATTTCAGGTCCTGCTGGTCATACTCCGTCACCGGAAGATCGTTTTGATACACGTTCAGGCGAAAGGTATACGGATCCCCTTTCGGGTTCTGATTGAACCATTCAACAATATCCGTCCCAAAAGGACTGTCTACCAGGGCATGACGGACGGCGGCGACCGTGCCACGATGGCGATGGATGTAGTGGGCGCGCTTGATCGCATCGCGTTTCTTTTGTTCTGACCAGTCAATATTCCAGGTATCAACCTGATATTCCCACGCCAGCCACGGCAGGAGCGCCAACGGGCAGCTGTCTGGATCTTTCACCCAGCGGATCAGATGTACTGGCAGACTCGCCAGCGCTGCGGCGCTGGCCCTGTCGATGGCCCGCTCTACGGCGGTGGCGTTGGGTGGCAGAATGCTGGCAGGATAATTAGCGGTCATGGTCCATCACCACAAGATTGATTTTGACGGCGGTGCAATGAGGCGCTTCTCCCATCGTCGCCACGACGTCGGCGGCCGGTGAATGCAAATCGACGGTAACAACGCCGTCCTGATGCAGCGCACCGTCTATGCCGGACCGTGCGGCGGTGGCGTTGATGAGATGCACAGAGGCGGTGTATTCGTTCAGAGCTGCGGTGGCATTTTCCAACACCGTGGCAGTGTCCACGCCATAAGGGACATAAATGTCAGCGATCACCTGATAATTCACAATCACTGCGGAGCGGACATAATCGGCCACATAATCCGTAATCGGGCGCACATCCTCCGGGTTTACTGCTGTCAGCACTTTATCAAGCAGAACCTGCGGGGCGGTGCCATCCCCGGTACGTGACAACACGTAGAGGAAAACCCGCCCTTCCTGATTGTGCGTTTCAGGGCCATAGGCACGTACGTCGAGTACATCCGCATCAGCCCCCCGCGCAAAATAGTGATAGGCATTACGGGCGCCGGCCGTACTCAGGCGCGCCCATGAGAGTAGTGTACGGGCGCGTAGGGCCTCGTCGCTTTCGTATTCGGTGTCCGCCTCGTCAGTGGCTTCGGTAATCAGCAGGCGTTCCGTGTCAAAATTACCCGCGACCTGATCGAGATCCCCTCCCAGAGCGCTCGAAAGCAACACCGCGCGCACGGCTTCATTGATACGTTGCAGCAGATGGATCTCGCGATAGGTAAACGCCTGAGCCAGTGCTGCCATCGGTTCAGATTCCAGCAGCAGCGCAGCAGACACAGAAGCCTGAAGTTCCGCAGGCATGGCCGCCACAATGAGCGCCTGAATATCAGCCAGCACCGTTTCAAAATCAGGCACCTCGACGATATCAGGCTGCGGGATCTGAGATAAATCGACCGATGTTTGCATGCTAGCCCCTTAGCCTGATGGTGTTGCTGGTTTCTGTCATGGTTTCGGTGATTGTGCCGGCCAGTTCGGCGGTAACTGCGCCTGTTTCCGAAAACATCACATTGACGGTGGTCAGGCTGATCCGCGGTTCCCACTGCGCCAGCGCAATGGCGGTGGCACCCATCAGCTGCATGCGGGTCACGGCGTTCTGCGGCGCATCAAGTAAATCAGGTACCACGCTGCCAAAGTCCCGACGCATCACACGGGAGCCTGTTGGCGTGGTGAGGATTTTCGCTACGGACTGCCAGAGCTGATCGTGATCGGTCAGCACGCCGGTGTCTTCTGGGTTCATCCCGGTGTAACTGGCTGTCATTGCGGGCCTCCCGTAGTACTCCCGCCAGACTGCACGCCACCGTGTTTATGTTCATGAACGGTGATCCCGTTTGACTGCAACACGCCGCCGGAGTGGATCACATCACCGGCCATCGTCCCTCCATGGGTCAGTTCGAAAGAGCGCGTTTTGAGGTGTTTTGTGCATTCCACCTCCGGTGTGTCCAACGTGACGCGGGTTTCTGCCTGAATAAACGCGGTTTTAATGCCGGTCACGGCCAATGCTCCGGCATCGTCGGCAGCGTCGTAGTGCAGGCGCGCACCATCCGGTGCGGTGATGCTGATTTCCAGCAGGCTGCTACCCGTTGCCGGGTTGTCTGCGCTGTATGCCGCGCCAATCACAAACGCGTTTTCAGGGTTGCCGCCAGGGCAACCGATCCAGACCTGCTCCCCGACAGAGGGAGGCAACCAGATAGTGAATGCTCCTGCACGCGTGACGTTCCAGCGGATCCAGGTGGTCAGCAGCCTGCCGGAGCGAACACGCACCGCTTTCTTGTCAGCGCTGATTTGCTCCACCACGCCCTGGCGCAGAATGTTTTCCAGCAGGCGCATCAGTTCTGAGTTCATGACTCACCTCCCAGGCTGCTGATGGCGGCATTTTCCGTAGCTACCAGGTCTGCCGGTGTCATGCCCAGCAGTTCGCGTGCCGGGTACTGCGCATAAGCACCCGGACCAACTTCATCTTTGAGACCGAACTGGTGAATGCGGGCAATGCGCGCGGCGATGCCATCAAATCCTACGGAGACGCCGCCCGCGTCCGGTCTGACTTTCATAAAGCGCAGCGTACGCAGGCGGGTAAACATCGGCGCTTTTTTTGTCTCCGCCTGCGTCGTTGACTGAGTTTTGATTTCCAGATAGCGCTCGATATCGGCCCGGTAAAATGTACGAATACCCCGGCGCTTCTCGTCAAAACCCGTGATCATCTGCCCGTATTTACCGCGTCCACCGCGCCAGTTTTTCAGCGCCCGGACTTCGTTATTCCAGACAAACTTAATCCCCTGCTGGGTGCGATAAACCTTGCGGCGGCGTGCCGTGTAGCCGCTGCCGTCCGGGTTTTTCTGTGACACGATGCGGCGCTGCTGACTGCGGCGCACTGCCAGGCCAATTTTGCGCGCGGTGCGGGTGCGTCCCACCGGGCTGACGCCGTCGAGAATGTCCTGAAAAACCCGATCCAGCTCGCTGAACATCCGATCGCTCATGCTCCAGCCTCCTGAAGCATGCCTTCAAATACCAGCCCCCAGCCAGTTGCGTGAGGTGTCTGTACTCGCGGGCGCGGCTCCGGCAAATGCTCGGCATATGGCACACCGTTTTCATCCAGCTGCACCAGTACCCGCTGACGCACCGGCAGCTCAAACATCAGATCGGCGGTGTCATCGTTGTTAATCAGCGTGGTGAATTTAATCTGCTGGTTTTTATCGGGGTTCAGCAGCAGGTCGGGCTGATTAAACCAGAGCCAGGCCATCAGCGGCAGCGTGAAGTCGTCAATGCTCCCGGCGTAGTTCATGACGAACAGCACCAGAGAATAGCGATACATGAAAGACGGCGTTTCTCCGGTGGTTTCAATGCCGCCCTCTTCAACGAATACCGTCCAGGCCTCCGGGTTCGCCCGGCACCAGGTATTTGCCTTCTCGATCGCGGCGCGCAGCGTGTTTATCTTCAGCATTTATGGCTCCTTACGGGTGTTCTGGCGCAGACTGTCCCACTGGCGGATCGCTGCTTTGTCGGCATTGCAGGAATCAAGCGCATCAAGCAACCTGTCACTGAACATCGCCACCGCGCCCCATGTCACGGGCTCATCCAGCGCCGGTGATGGTGTCTCCTCGGTCAGGCTCTCCGGGAGGGGTTCACGGATCAGTTGAATGACCGGTACGGGCGGTGCGTTTTTGCAGGCTGCGACTGACAGCGTCAGGCACACGAGTAACAGCGCACGTGTCACCGTTGAATGCGGCCTGCATTGCTTCACGTCGTCGCTCACCTTCTGCATTACGCTGTTGCTCACGTGCTTTTACCTCTGCCAGTAACTTATGGGTCTGTATCGCGGTCGCCTTCACTTCCTGAATGATCTGGTCATAACCGGTCGCCGTTTCGGTCAGCAGCTTGTTACGGGTGCGAGCCTCGCTCAGCTGGTCGGTCTGCCACCAGACAGCCGCCAGAAGAATCAGGATCACAATGACGTTGCCTGGCCTCATGGCGGCGTACTCAGGCCCATCAGGCACCAGGCTTTAAAATCGGTGCGCCGGTTAACCAGACCGGTGGAACGTTTGCCGCCCGCATTGACAAAATCAGTCAGCCTGTTGCACATCTGCGGCCATTGTCTGGCCTGGGCATGTTTCCAGATCGTGGTTCTCTGCTTACGTCCGTTTTTATCGGTGAACCACATCAGCCCTGTGCAGCCCAGATTCAGGGCGGCATCTGTCATGGCCTCAAAGGTGAGCTGCGGCATGTCGGCACCGTGGAAGTTGTTATTGATGCAGTTCTCTGCCCGTTGCAGATCATTTATCCAGCGCCGCGCTATTTCCTGGTTGCTGTACTCGCGTTTTTCCACACCTCCCGTGGAGCCGATGCCAATGGTCAGCGCACCCGCCGTACAGTAATAAGGTGTGCTGCGGCAGTCCTCCCAGGAGGCAATTTTCTGCTGACCTTCTTGAGATGTCCTGACACTCCCGGGCGCCAGCGAAATGCCCAGGGCCACAATCACCGCAATCGAACATTTTTTGATGATATTCTTCATGCCGGCTTGTCTCCGTGCAGTTGCTCCAGCAGTTGCCGTTCGCGGTCCGACAGGTTGCGGGTTTCCGCCTGGCGGAGTATCTGCTCGATCAAATCGTTACGGCGCTGGCTGGCCTGCTCAATGCGGCGGCGGTGAATCGCCAGCCGGACAGCGGAAACAATCCCCAGAAGAAGGCCAGCCAGCGCCAGCTTTTCGCTGACGGTCATCACGCCCACGCCGGTCACCAGAGCGGATGTTGCAAACGCAAAATATTCGTTTATGCGATCCAGGGTCATTCCCATAACTGGACGGTTGCCCGTTCCACCTCGCTGGTTATCACGGGCATTTCGATCTCCTGCCCGGCGTTCAAAAATATCTGGTTGCTCAGTCCCGGATTGGCTTCGAGTACCTTCTCCGTGACACCTGCGGTTTTGCCGTAATGACGCCAGCAGAGCTGATCAACCGTGTCGTTTTGCAGCGCCCTGACTTTCATCAGAACAGCTCCGAGTAAATACGGGGTTCTTCCCGGATATCTGAAATACTCCAGCGCCCGTCCCGCCAGAGGTCGTCTATTTGCCTGTCCAGAGCCTCCGCGTCCTTGTCGCCCTTTGGCGTGGTGCCGACGTCCCTGTAACCTTCCAGTACGCTGGCGCGCGTGAAGGAGTAGACCGCGCGCCGGAAGCGATAAACCTTTGCGCTTTCGCCGTTAATCTGCTCGACAGGTTCACCGGCGGAAGTCAGCAGTACAGAAGCCAGCGATTCCGCGCCTTCCGCTTCCCTTTGCTTGCGCCAGTCCTTCAGCTGATCCGCAACATGCAGCGCGGCCTCCGTTGCCATATGCATCAATCGGGAAGTCGTAATGTCACCGGCGATGCGGGCAGCGAGGCGCAGATCGTGAAGTTTTACCGTCGGCCAGAAAGTGCCGATGGCAATCTGTGCGCCGCCGTCGTCCACGTCTGTCACATCACTTTCAGCAGGTCTGACGGGGCGCTGTGCGATAAAACTCATCGTCGTTTCTCCGGTAGGTCAGGCGGTGGGCGTCCGGTAAAAAGACCGCATTACGGGCAGTTCGCCGGGCGCGCCGCCTGTGGCGCGGGGCCAGTTCATTACGCTCAGGCGTTTACTTTGTGGCGGTTTTCGTTGTCTTTTTTGCCGCCGTTTTGCGGGCAGCGGTTTTCGTGCCCGTCGCTGTTTTCGCCTGCTTGCGTGTTCGCGTTGTTTTTTCCGCTGCGGGTGTCTCTGCTGTGGCGGCGTCGCTGAATGAAGTCTCATCGACAGCATCATCGCCCGTCACGCTGGTCTGCGGCGCCTTCTTCAAAGCGCTGACCAGAGAGGCGATCTCCCGTTTCACACCTGCACCCGGGTTCAGGCTCATGGCTTCCCGGAAGAGTTTCAGCGCTTCGCCTTTGGTTTCCGCGTCTTCCGTATTACGACGACAAAACGCCCGTACCTTGCACAGCTTCGCGCGGACTTCATCCGGCATATCACTGTCAGCCACAATTTCGGCAAGTTCGTCCAGCATGGCGATATAACCTGCCAGCTCGGCCCCGGCATCCGTGGTGGCGATGTTCAGAATGGGGTTACAGATTTCTTCGGTCAGCACCGTGGGCGCCGGGCGGCGATAGTTGTCCTCCGGCATGCTCAGGCCATGCTTCACCACGTAGCGCCCGATACGCAGCGCCAGCGCATAATCGGAGCAGTCCACCGCCCAAACCATCAGCGTGGTGATAACCGGATCCGCGCGCCCGCTGTCGCCCTCAATAGTTCCGTCAATCCATCCCTCAAATTCCGGCAGGATGCTGGCTTTTACGGCGGCTTTCGCCTGTCGGGACTGGATCTGGCTCAGCGAGGATTTATGCATATGCAGGCGAAAGAGGATCTGCTCATGCGCGGTGCGTGTTTCTGCATCACGCTGATCGCTGCCGCCTCGCCTCTCTGCCATGACCTGCTGGAAGTGTCTTTGCGCTGGTGTAAGCATTCGTTATCTCCTGGCGAGCGCGATGCCCGCCTGGTAGGGGTTGTTATCAGGCGAATGTCACGCCGTCGATCATGGCAATCATGCCGTACTCTTCAATGACATAGTCGTCATTGCTGGACTGGTAAGTCGCAATACGGTTGTAGTGCGGCTCTTCCCGGATAGAGCGACGCAGGGAGCCTTTCTGGTAGTACACAGAGAGGTTTTTCAGGTTGGTGATTAACACCACGTCTTCAGGAATGCCCGGCACAAAGACGGTCGGCAGGCCGCCGATTTTTTCCTGGCTGACAATCAACTGCGCGGCCAACAGTTCCGTATTAGGGTTGGTCTGACTGAGTGCATTCACTTTCGGCAGGTTCACTTTCAACAGCAGATCGGACGAGAGCACAGTGACCAGACCGGGAGCGCGGCGGAACCAGGGATCCATCAGGCTGTGTCGCGCATCGAGCACGGCGGCATCAATATTGCCGTAGGTACCTGATGCGATTACCGCGTTGTTCTCATCGCGGGAGGTCAGCGTGATGCCAGGCATAATGCGCTGCGGTGCTTCATCGCGAATCTTTTGCAGCCAGCCCACACCGCAATCCTGCAATAGCGGATAAGTGGTGCGATCGGAGTTATCGGAGTAATGCGTGCCATTAAAGCCAACCATCTGGCGATCCAGCCCCAACTGACGGGCCATGGCATTACTGATCAGTGACTGAAACTCAGGATGACCGGCCCATGCGTCCAGCTCCGCATACGAAAGCGCATAGTCATAGTTGGTTTTGCGGCAGTGGTAGTTCTGCGGCTCTTTGTTATGGTTCGGTGCCGGGTTTCGGCGGTTGGTGCCGTCCGAGCTGTTATTGGTGCTCGCCATCGGTCCTTTACTGCCGATTTTTACTTTCTGCCCTTCTTGCTCTTTAACCCCGAAGTGGTTAACCAGCTTCATGAAGTCATCCGACTCCATGGCAGCCTGTTCCAGTTTTTGCTGGATAGTCGGATCGACACTAAAGCGGTTAGCAACGGCTGAAGGTGAGACGCCGTTCAACTGCGCCTGTCGCGCAATGTAATGATCAAATAGTTCGCGGGTCTGGTTTTCCATGGTTACCTCTTAGAAGTCTGCAAGCTGCGCGCTGCTGTTACCGGTCGCCGCCGGTCGTGCGCTGTAATTTTCTGCTGGCTGGAGCTGAAGTTGACCGCGCAGCTCGTTAAGTTCGCTGGTCAGTTGCTGAATGATGGTTTTGTCCTGCTGGCGTTCCTGCTCCAGGGCACTGAATCGGTCAATCTGATCGGCCTGAGATTGCGCTACTGCTTCAACAACCTGATGCAGCTGGCTGAATCGCTGATCGTCCGTTTTCTGGCCTTTATTGAGAATGCCCATCATGCGGTTAAACCAGTTGGTACCCTCTTCACTGCGCTGGGCTGCCAGTTCGATCACTTCAGCTTCAAGCACATCAGAGAACAGTGGCGCCTCAACCTGCTGGTTGTTGAAGGCCATCACCTGCGCGCGTTGCTGTGCGGCAAACTTGAGGCGCTCTGTTCCCAGACTCGCCGGCGTGTCTGTCATCGCCAGGCCGACCACGTACGCCTTACCGTTAAGGGCAAATTGCGGGTGCAGCTCAATACTGGAATAAACTTTTTTCCCGTCATCAGTGAGCTGCTTCATGCGGGTAGATGCATCAATCTCGGCATAGAGCGCGGTACGACCCGAGAGCGGTCCTTCGGTGATATCTTCGGCGCTCAGCGCAGCTACATCCCCCATGGCGCCAAAGTCACTTCCCGGATAAGGGGAAAGGTAGTGCTCAACATTCACACGGGCGCCGTAAACGTCGGGATTGTAATTAGCCGCAGCGTCGCGAAGGTGTTCCGGGCGTATCTCACGCCCATCAACGGTCGCGCCAGAAACCGCTACACGGAATTTTTTACGGGCTGGTTTAGTGGTGCTGGCCATGTCGTTTTATCCTGTTGGTTTATGTCAGTCGCAGCATCATCGCAGAGCGTAAAAGCCCCGCGCCACGCGGTTTTGTTGTCGGAGAACGCCCAGACCTGAAACCCCGCGCCGCCGTGATCGCGCGCGGGTAATCTCCCTGCTCAAAAGGGGGAAGTGATGATTCAGGATGCGTTTATTCGATTACGAGCAAAGCAGCTCTACTGGCAGGGATATCCACCTGCCGAAATTTCGCGGTTAATGGGTATCAACTCAAACACGGTTTATTCGTGGAAAAAACGCGACGAATGGGACGACACAACGCCTATCAAACGGGTGACGCAATCCATTGATACCCGCCTCTGCCAACTGAGTGCGAAAGACAATAAAACCAGTGGCGATTTCAAAGAGATTGATCTGTTAACCCGCCAGTTGAAAAAGCTGGATACCGGGCAGGCCTCCATTACTGCCGGGGTTAAAACATCCAGTCGTCGCAAGAAGAAAAATCACTTCTCCGAGGAGCAGATCGAGGCGCTGCGCTTAAAAATCCTGGACTCCCTCGCCTGGCATCAGCGCGGCTGGTACGAACAACGAGATCAGCGTAACCGGATGATCCTCAAATCACGACAGATTGGGGCAACCTGGTACTTTGCCCGCGAGGCATTGCTGGGAGCGCTGAGGACAGACGTTAAGCACGATTACCAGCGCAACCAAATCTTTCTGTCAGCGTCACGAAAGCAGGCGCTCCAGTTCCGAAACTTTATCCGCAAAGCAGCTGAAGAGGTGGACGTCGAACTTAAAGGCGGCGAGCAGATCACGCTATCGAACGGCGCAGAGCTGCATTTTCTCGGGACGTCTGCGGCGACAGCACAGTCTTACACCGGCCACCTGCGATTTGATGAGTTTTTCTGGACCGGAAACTTTATCAATCTGCGTAAGGTTGCCGGCGCCATGGCAACGCTCAAAGGCTTAACGCGTACGTACTTCTCCACGCCATCGAGCGAAAGCCATGAAGCCTATCAGTTCTGGACCGGCGATCGGTGGAACGCGAAGCGACCTAAAGCGCAGCGCGTTGATTTTGATGTGTCCTGGAAGAAAACCCATAGCGGCTTGCTATACCCGGACAAGACATGGCGGCAGATCGTCACTATTCAGGATGCTATCAACAACGGCTGGGATTACACCGACATTGATGAAATCAGGGACGAAAACAGTCCTGATGAATTTGAAAACCTGTACATGTGCGAGTTCGTCAAAGACGGCGAGAGTGCATTCAACCTTAGCCAACTTTTGGGCTGCGGCGCTGACGGGTATGACGACTGGCCCGACTGGAAACCTTTCGCCGGTCGTCCTATGGGACAGCGCGAGGTGTGGCTGGGTTACGATGCCAACGGCGGCAGTGGTAATGGTGATGCGGGCGCCCTGTCCATAACAGTCCCTCCCCTGGTGGCCGGAGGGCGGTTCCGCACGATTGAGATTCAGCAGCTGCGAGGGCTTGAGTTTGAACAGCAGGCGGCGGTCATCAAAGAGGCTGCCGAGCGCTACAACGTCACTCACATCGCCATTGACGGACAAGGCGTCGGGGAGGCGGTCTGGCAGATTGTTAAAAACTGGTTCCCGGCGGCTATTTGCTACCAGATGAGCCTCTCTTCAAAGCGCGCCCTTGTCCTCAAAATGTTGCAGGTCATACGCGCCGGCCGCTGGGAATATGACCGCAGCGAGCAGGGTCTGGTCAGAGCCTTTAATGCTGTTCGCAAAGTCGTTACGCCCGGCGGTTTCATCACTTACGAAACTGACCGTTCGCGCGGCGTAAGCCATGGTGATATGGCGTGGGCAACCATGCTTTCGATTATTAATGAACCGCTGGGCCAGGAAAGTGGCGGCGGTGGTTTCGCAATGGGATGGTAACTTTGAAAAAGAAAAACGGTAAAAAGCCGATAGCCAGCACCGCCGGATCTGACATTGCGGAGTCACTGAAGGCCGATCCTGAGTTAACAGCATTCAGCTTTGACGGGCCTTATCCGGTACGGGATATGGCCGACCTGCTAGACAATCTCTATTGCCTGGATAACGGGCGATACTATGAAACACCGATAGATTTTTATGGTCTGGCTAAAGCGCCACGCCAGAGCGCCTGGCATGAGTCTGCCCTGTACTTCAAACGTAATGTGCTGACCGGCTGCTTTATCCCGCACAGACTGCTCAACCGTCAGACTTTTTCCGCGTTTGCGCTGGACTGGTTCACGTTTGGCAATGCCTACCTTGAACTCCCACGCAATCGCCTGGGCGGGCCACTTTCCTTCCGGCATTCACTGGCGAAATACACCCGGCGCGGGAGTACGGACCTCGATCAATACTGGTTCATCCGGCGCTGGAAAGAGGAACACTCGTTTAAACCGGGTTCAGTGTGTCACGTTCTGAATCCGGACATTAATCAGGAGGTCTACGGCATGCCCGAATATATGGCAGCGCTGCTGGCGGCCAGTTTGTCACACTCCGCTGACATGTTCCGCAAGCTGTACTACGACAACGGCTCTCACGCGGGGTGTATTGTCTATATTGGCGCGGGACAGGTTGACGATAAAAGCATGAAAACGGTCAAAGAGACACTAACCGGTGCGCGTGGGAAAGGGGCATTTAAAAACGTACTGCTGCATGCGCCAGGCGGCGGCAAGGATGGCGTTCAGATCCTGCCGTTTCAACAGATCACGGCAAAAGATGAGTTTATCAACATTAAGAACGCCACCAGGGACGACATACTCGCGGCACACCGTATCCCGCCGCAGCTAATGGGCGCCATGCCAGCAGGAAATGGATCGTTTGGGGATATTGAGAAGGCCGCCCGGGTCTATGCCATCAACGAACTGACTCCGGTCATGGAGGCGCTGAAGGTGGTCAACGAATGGCTAGGAGAAGAGGTGATCCGCTTTAACCCCTACGCGTTGCTTTCCCCCGAGAAATAACCGCCAGAAAATTCAGTTTCTTTAAACAACATCAGCCATTTTTAACAGGCCAGCGTTTTCGCTGGCCTCATCTTATCTGCTTAAAGAATCCCGCATCAGCGCCCCTCTGCGCGTCGCTGCTTTTTCCCTGCGCGAAGCATGCCTCTACCTAAAATCACCGCTCACCGTGACGCAGAGCCCGTGAAATTGCGTATTCTGCCGCCTTCCCTGCCCTGACCCGCTTGCGGGGGCTTGCCCCCCGTCACCTGCACGCAGTTACCCTTTCATTTTTCGTGCATGCACAAAATCGACCACGGACAGTGCTGCGCATAGGCTTAAAGGAGGTAAAATGTATCAAATAATTTGTGCGAGTTTGTGCGCTATTGCGCATCGCACTGAAAATGACCATTCATGTTGAGGAAGCGTTCTTCATAGCAGGTCATATTTCATCTGCCTATCGCTATATTTAATGCCCGTTCTGAGCGAAAAGTGGAACTATAATTATTGGACAGACAGGCTTCGATAGAATTTATCTGAAGCCTGCAAAAAAACATTGCAATAATTTATCACCCTGCCACAGTCATTTGAAAAACCTCAGTAAATAGTCATATATCTATAGACTAACATTACATTGAGAGCCCCTCTCAGTATTTAAGTGATTTGTTAAGAGAAAACGGTTTTTTACTTTGTTGCTCCTGAATTATTGCATGCATCATTTTCATCACGACTGAAAATGCACTTTGTGCTTCAATAGTTACTTTTAATTTAAACACTTTGATAATTGGGTTGAGAAGATTATTTGCATCAACTCGTACTTCAATTGCGCCAGTTATCTCCTGAGGCTTGTTAGGTATATATGCAAACAATGAGAAATTTTCTTCTTCAATTTGATGACGCCATTCCTCGCATTCCAGCGATACAGCTTGAACGGGCAGATCACTCATTTTTTTGTAATAAAAAGAATTTTTATCTCTCGCAGTAGGGATAGGAGGCAATAAAGAGTCATAGTGATTTAAATTCATATCTGGCATCCCCCGAGCGAAGACCATTTCTTCTGCTCCGCTCCATGTACTACGCCATTCCCCTTTAGGTGCAATAGGTGCTGAAGGTAAATTTAGTCCTTTGATTTCTGACAATATTTCCCTTATCTTCCAGTTATTGCCGCATAGAAAAAAGCTCCCTTTTGCTGTAAACGTGACCACTGCACGTTCAGCGATAGCATAACCTATGTTTTGCAGCAAAAATGACAGCGGGAGCTTAATTGCCTTCGAATTGAGATTTTCATGACAGATACTCAGTATTTCTTCACATTGCTTTCGCCATTCGGGATAGTGTTTATCCCGATAAAGTGCAATTTCGTCTGCTGATACCGGAACATACTTTTGTTGATTAATTGCCTTGAGTGTTTTTTCTATGGATGTAAGCGATCGTGAGCTTGATTGTTCCTTACTAAAATCAGTCACTAATGGAAATGCATCAGTTAGTTGACATAGTAATTTGCTAATTTCACCTTCAGACAACGCTGTATAATAGGGTAATATAGCCTCAAATTGCTCATCGTCAGCAACTTTAATGTTGAACTCAGGCATAGACTGAGTCAATTGCCTCACTCTAGTCTCCAGCAATTTAATTTGCTTATCCTTCTCGTCTGTCTCAGCAGCAAGGATCCATGAAGAAGGCACTTTGTAGCATGTGATATTATGTTTTATCGCAGAAAAACGCGGGCCGCTATCATTGGTAATGATTGCCACTTCAGAATCTTTATCGGCTGCACAATACCCTGCCGCAATGCCTACAAAGCGATCGTCGGCTTCCTGATAATCCAGTTGTTCAGATAACTTATCAGACGGCCTCAGACTTAAATCCATGGTAAGAGAAACGTGCGGCAAACTTTTACGGATAACAAGTGTCATGTTAGGTGAATCGACTACTGTAGAAAATAGGCTAGCAGCAGCCTTCGCTTTTTTTGACAGACGTGAATTCCCTTGCCCTTTCTGACGGTCAATCTCTTGCTGAATTGGCCTTGTAATGATGACACAGATTTCATCACAACTAGTGATTTCTGAAAAGTTCACCTGCGCTAAGGGCATGCATTGCAAAAAAATGTTTGTATCGGGGAATAAGTATAGCTTTTTGCTCATTAAAACCTCATCCTGTTCGATTTTGTCTGAAGAAGAAAAAAATAATAATATTTTTCAGAGAACTATTGAAAGATAATTATTATATCTCTCAGGTATCTGGTAAAAATATCACATATCCCTGGCCTGTTCCCTTTATAAATCGACATACCCAGCTATTGTCAAGGCCCGCTCTGGCACTGAGCTGCCTGTAGGATTAGGCTTTACTCAGCACGCGGTCATTACTAGAGTAAACCTGAGCCTGGCGTACTAAAAAGTTAAGTGTTTCTCTTAGTCAATAGTACTAATTTACGGAGAATCTGCTCGCGGACCTGTGACTGCATTTTCTGGTTCTGCTCCATTCGGATGCTGCGAATGATCTCTGGTAATGGTGTATGCTGGCACCTTTCGCGGAGTGCTTCCTGTTCGCAGGAAGCATCGTGCCCATGATTAGTTGTAATACCAAATAACAACACCAGTCGTACAGTCGGCCGCAGGCGTGAAACTCGGTACGATTCCAAAATCATGCATTTTTCTGTTTCGGCTACATGCGTACCTCTCATACTTTTCAGCCATAGCTTGTCGCCTGATTCTGGCACTGATGGCAGATCTAGGACTATCTCAGGGCGAGCGCTCTTTTTAAGACTGGTAATAATATATTCATGAATCTCTACACTGAACGTGGTCATGTTTTTTCCTAATAACCCTTTGCCAAAGGTCGAGCAGCTCACTTTGTCTGGCCACTGATGCCGGGGAGTGGTTAGCGTGTTTAAACTGTCGGCGCTCCATTAGCAAGTCCCCTTCTCTGATGGCAAATTCCATCTCTCCACGCGCCAGGATGCAGCCACTTGCTAACAATCTAACCTCTCCGTCACTGAGAACGATATTACGTTTATTCAGTTCGGCGATCACGTGGTCAGGCGCTTCATGCGAGATCCCGCTAATACTTTGCGGCGATGAATTTCTCCCTTGACCGTTCTCTGCCACGCCATTCAGTTGAAGTAATTCTACCTCTGACTTTTTCTTTTGGTATTCCGAAGCCGCAGCGGCATACTTATCTGCCCGCCGGTTCGCTTCGAGCTGTAACTGCTCGCGCCAGCGCTGCTCTGCCTCTTCCGGCGTCAGGCTCATATCTTTCGCGGCGGTGACTTTTGGCCCCCACGCCAACGCGGCTTCGTCATCAATCGACATCCGCAAGCCGCGCGCGGTACGTGTGAAGGCTTGCTCTGAGTTTTCGCGAGCGGATTTTCTTAGCCTGCTGGTGATCTCCTGCCTTTGCTGGCGTGAATATCGGCGTAAATCTTCGATATTCAACGGAAGTTCTGTCACTAGACTGCTGTCTGGCACAGTTTTATCAGCTGGCACCGGTGTTTCTGACGGTGGTTTTTCATCCGAAACGGAGCGCCCCGTACAGTTATTGACAGAACTCCAAGGGGCCGCGTCGCGGCCTTCTAAGGTCAAATTATCGACCGGCGATGGCTTACGCTTCGGTACAATTTTGTAATCGTTGGTACGGGTATAAATAACCGCTTCACTGATCGTAAAAGGACAATAGATGCCAGTGATTTTGGCGACTGTGTCACCATAATCATTGCCGTTTTCGGTGTATTCGTAATTGAGGCGCACGCGCAGGCAATCACGGGTTACAAACGGGCCGCCCTGGGCGTTGATGTATCCCGGCCAGTCGGGCGCATCAGCAGCAGCGCGGGCGGCTTCAAGTTCCGGGTGCAAGACAAGCTCACGACTTCCTAGCCGCCGCAGCTCCCGCCAGGTGGATACAGGCGCGCCACCAATCTGCTGAAACTGGCGAATACTCCAGCGTGAAGCCCACGCCCGCACGCGCTTTGCCATCTCTTTAACGGGTTTGCCTGACTCGTGATCAAACTCGCCATCCATTCCATAACCGTCGATATTTTTTGAGATGTACTTTGCGATGTATCCCGTTGCCGATCCAAACTCTTCATCAATTGGTTTGGCAGTAAAACGATACTGAGCCGCGCCGGGTTCGCCTCCATCCACCTGGAGGGCGTACTCATGAAAAATTTCAGTGGCAAGCTCCACCTCTTCAGGGTGGAGAAATAACAGCAGGTGCCAGTGCGGCGTTCCGTCGTGATGTGGTTCGGCTACACGAAAACCAAATGTGCGGATGCCTTCCCTTCCCCATTTAGCGCGTACACGTGACCAGACGTTGCAAAGGTACTTTTGAGTTTTGCGTGGGCTGGCATTGCAGTATTTATCGTTGCGCTTGCCGGAATGCACATGCGTGGCGTGATAACGTGACGGTGCGGTCAACGTGTAAAACATGCCAACCAGTCCCATCTCGTTAGCCATATCCTCAAAACCGCGCATGCGCACCATCAATTCATGACGGGCGATCTTCGGGTTGGAAACGCTGCCCATGACCTTATCGAGCAAGGAGGTACGCTCGCCAGTGTCCTGGTCTTCCAGTTCCATCGCCTGAAGGTATTCAAAGTTGGCTTTTTTTTGAGCTACCCACTCCCTGAGGCAAGGTTCAGAGCAATAAGGGGATGCCACTTTGCTGACGTAGCTAGTGGCGATCATGAGGTGCTCACGCCAGCGGTCATGAATTTTGCGGAGCTTAACTAGCCACCACTTTTCTTTTTGAAGTCTGGCAATGACAAGTAATGCATCTTCTGCTGTCAGTACTTCATCGCAATACTGTTTCCAGCCAGGGATCGCAATGTTGAGTGAGGTCGCTTTACTGGCAATGGCGCCGTAAGCGTAGATCGTGGAAAACTCCACATCTGCCGTTTTCTCGTACCGAAAATCAAACTCGCGCATAAACTCGCTTTTCATCAGATTGGCGAGCCTATAGGCCAGTCGTTTCAGGCGCTTTTTATCTGCCCATGGCAGCAGATGAAAATCATCACGTAGCGGAAAGAGAATTGCAGGCAGATTACTTTGTGGCAGATATTGTGCGTTTACCGCATCAACACGACGCAATACATGACGCTCGAACGTGTTGAATAACCAGCGTACAGCCTCTTTCGGGTCCCTACGGTCCAGAGTTTCCAGGTGCATTGAAAAACGCTTGCGGATAAACGTAGGGAGAGCCTGGACGCGGCGCCGCAGATGACGCGCCAGTCTTGCGCGATCAAATGCCCTGCGCGCCTCCTCATCACGAGGGCGCAACGGTACCCGATAAACAACATCAACAAGTTCGCTATAGGCAAGCGCCTTACGCTCGCCTTTGGGGGTGAGATACTCAATTGCAGGCTCTTCGGCGTCGCTTGGATTAATAACCCGCCGTGGGGCATTCCAGCTCCATGCCAGGGCTGTGGAATCAGGCATAGCTCACCGTCGTTATCTTATTTTGCCAGGTCAACGCCTCAACAAGCTGGCGCAGCAAACACTTCGGCATAAGTCGCATCACCCATCACCGCCCCACAGTCCGGACAACCTCCACTACCAGAACGACCGCAACCACCACACACACGAAGTACGCCAATCACTTCACCGGCCATATCGCGGCTTTTGGCGCTAACGGAACGGCGAACTCTGAAAGCGTGGAGATTGAAAGCGGAGTAGATCTCGCGGGTTTCTGGTGTGTCGCTATTTGAGATGACCGAGCGCATGCCATGCCGGCGATTAACGTCCAGTAGCGCCGTAACCAAAGCGCGATGGTCATCCAGGGTAAATGGCTTGCCGTAAGCGGTGAAATTGGCTGTTTTGCTAGTCGGGATGTACGGCGGATCGCAGTAAATCACGGAGTCCAGGCGGTTCCTGGCAACGTACGGAATGGAAGTACGAAAATCATTACAAAGAAAGAGCGCGTGAGTATCCCGCGCCTTTTCGGCAAACAAGCGCATTTCGGCTTCTGGAAAATAAGGCTCCTTATAGCTGCCAAAGGGGACATTGAAACCGCCATCCCTGTTGGTGCGATAAAGCCCGTTAAAGCAGTGGCGGTTTAGGTATAAAAATGATGCCGCCCACCGTACAACGTAATCATCTGCACACTCGTCATCCCACGACAGGTGGTTGAACAACTTGCGCTCTTCGTAATAGCTATCTTCGTTATTGCCATTTCTGAATACGTTCCTGGCGATCAGTATCAATCTTTCAGGTTCTTCCCTGAGCACGCGGAAGAAATTGATCAATGCGCGATTGCTGTCACAAAGCACATAGCGGCGGTATTCCGTATTCATAAAGACTGTGCCACTGCCTACAAAGGGCTCAATCAAGCAATCGGCTTTAGGTAAGTGCTTCAGCAGCTCCGGCAACACGCGGGTTTTACCGCCAGCCCACTTAAGAGGTGACTTAATCATTTGCGGTATTCCTGGTTGTAGGTTTCGTGGGTCATGAGTCGCCATTGCTGGCCGCCGTTTTTACTAAGCAGGCGCCAGCGACGACCAATGCGGATCACGAGATAGGAATGCGGCTTTACACAGGAGAAATTGTGCTGTCCGTGGACAAAGCATTTAAGAGCAGCGAGCGCCCTGTTACAGACGGGTAGCGGTGCGTTGCATACGATGGAGAGACGCGAATGCATAGCAGCCCTCACAGAGATTCAATATATGGATTGGTCAGCCGCCGCCAGATCTCGCAGACCTGCCCTGCTTGATAGAGCGCATCAGTAAGGGTGTAACGCACCATCTCGTTTCGCGCGTGTGGCGCATAGCCCGTGCATGCAGCAAGATCGAGAAGAGAGCGGATACAGCGGAATTTTGTACCTTCAGGGAAAATGCCAGACACCTCTGAGCGATCCGCGGCATAGCGCAGCGAAACCAACTTTTCCGGGGTATCCTTAAACCAGACAAATAGCGCTGCATTCTGGGGCTGGGTGTTATCAGCAATGAAACCTGCAAGGTCGCAAAGCACACCCTCTTCTGCTGCGGTGGCACTCATCACTTCTGTGCGCCAGTGAGGATCTTTTTTCATCCAATCAAACGCTGTCTGAATACTGAGACGCCCTTTCAGGCTCTGCGCTTTACGGATATCGATTGAGGAATAAAACGTCTTCCCAATCTGACTAGTTGACGGCTCAAAGAACACGGCTTCGATTGCGCACAGAGGGGAAGACTGTTTCTCGTAGACATTAATCAAATCAATCATTAAATGGTTCATTGTTCTGAGTCCTTGATGGGTGGGGCTATTTCACGGTTGACGATCCACAGCTCTACAGCTGCATGAATTTCATCTGCGGCAACGTTTTCCTTTTCCAGGAGGGCCATAAGGATGCGAAGAAGCCCCAGTAAATGAATACGCTCTTGCCTGCGCGCATTTGTGCTAATTTCTACAAACTGTGGGTCACTTATTCCGCCCTTTAGCTTTATCGACGTAACCGACATACAACCTCCTGAAAAAGGCAAAGCGGATCCCCGGCAGAGTGAATGCCGTTATTTTTAACACTGGTTAATTAGTGGTTAGAACGCGGTTTTCTTTTTATCTGCTTGAATAACCTTTCATGCCAGTAATACATGAAATCAATAAAGGTCATTCGCGCGCGTTCGTGATTACCACGAATTTCTTTTTCCAGACCGTAAATAATGAGTTCAATTGACGGGCTGTTTGCTGGCACACCAATGACACAGCCATTCTTAAGATGGACAGTAAAACCCTGCGCGGCGTTTTCTACCGCCTCGCGGATCACCATTTCCTGTGCCCAGGAGGTCTTCTCTTCGGTGAACATGCTCATATGGCATGCTCTAGCACAATTGGTGGCGGTATCTCACCATTCATGATGGCGTTAATGGATGGGCGAAGTTCGCAGAGGGTGTCATCATCATTCATGCAGAAAGCGGCACCGTAAACATGCTGGACACCACTGGCTAACACACTGTAATGAGACTCGCGACCCTGCGGGTTATTTTCAAGGTTGAAATAATAATCTTCCAACATCTTATTAATCTGCTCAGCATAAAGGCGTTTCATTTACTCGCACTCCTTTAGTGAATAATAAAGAGGTCAGCATTAATAATTCGGTCTATCGTGCTGCACGCTTCCGCTAACGTGAAGTCGATGCCGTAATAATGGCCTTCGTGCGTAATTTGATAACGCTGGCGGTTGTACGGTTTTTTGCGTGGTAGTCTCAGAATAGTAAAACCACAGTAAAGGCTGGTTTTGCTGTTGAGATGTAATACTGCCCCGCATGCTCCTCTCTTCATGTGTTATCTCCTGAAGCCTGAGATCAACTGGGTTAACCCAGTCCCAACCACATTAACCACCCTTCCCTGATCTCTTTTGGGCGGCTTTCATAGGCTAGTTTCATGCCGTTGTTCCAGGCTGGAAGGTAAACCCAATATTCCCCAGCACGGCCAGAGGTTGATTGAGGATCTGTCATCTCAATCACCGGTAACTTCCCTTTCTCGATCATGCCCTTCACAGCTGCGGGAGTTTTTCCAATGATTCTGGCGAACTCCTGATAAGGCAGAGCATCGGTACTGCTTACAAGCTGTTTGCTCATCTGCTACATTCTCCCTTGGTGCTTATAGTTGCTCCTAATGGCTAATTATTACCCCTTAAGAGAACTACGATTACATCAATATTTACACTATGCGATCAAAATTACGCAATCGGAGAATTCATGTCAATAGACGTTTCTGAGAAATTAAAACTGATCCGAGAGTCTGAACGACTAAACCGTCGTGAATTCAGTGAATTAACGGGTATCGCCTACAGTTCACTTTCAAGCTACGAAAGCCGCTCTAAAAATGCAGGTGTTGAAGCAATCATGAAAATTTTAAAACACCCTAGATTTACGAAATACACACTGTGGTTTATGACCGATCAGGTTTCGCCTGAGTCCGGTCAGATAGCACCGGCTCTCGCACACTTTGGGCAAGGCTCGGAAAAATCTCAGTCCTCAGACCAAAAGACTGGCTGACGGTTTACCGACACTACATGCATTACAAGTGCATGCAGCTAGTCGCGAAACACCCGCCACCCAGGCATAGAGAATCAAATAGAAGTAAGAAGCGAACCAGTCGGAGGGATTTCTTATGACAATTAAGAAACTCGATGATGGTCGATATGAAGTGGACATCAGGCCTGCAGGGCGCAACGGAAAGCGCATCCGCAGGAGGTTTGACAAGAAGAGTGAAGCGGTAGCATTTGAGAAGCACACGCAGTTTAACCACCACACTAAAGAGTGGTTATCAAAACCGACAGATAAGCGGCATCTGTCTGAGTTAATACAGCTCTGGTGGAATTTGAAGGGAAAACACGAGGAGCATGGACGGATTAATCGCAACAAGATTGAGACGTTCTGCAGGATGACTAACGATCCTTGTGCATTTCAGATTACGAAAGCACTGATAAGTCAGTACTACTCGGCAAGAAGAAGCCAGGGCATTAAAGCTTCGACCATAAACCGCGACCTCAATAGCACCAGTAGCATGTTCACTGCACTAATTGAGGCTGAATTGTTCTCCGGCGAGCATCCAATTCGGGGCAGGAAAAAGCTGAAAGAAGAAGTACCTGAAACCGGATATCTGACTGAAGGAGAGATAGCCCTTTTGCTCTCAAAGCTCGATGGCGACAACAAGAAGATCGCGGTTCTCTGTTTAAGCACCGGTGCTCGTTGGGGTGAAGCAGCACGACTTAAGGCGGAAAACATCATACAGAATCGCGTAACGTTCGTTAAAACCAAGAGCAACAAGCTGCGCACTGTTCCAGTATCAGCAGAAGTCGCGAAATTCATAGCCGGTGGTAAGCGCGGTTTGTTGTTTACCAGTGCGTCATATACCGACTTCAGGCAGACACTGCGGGAAGTAAAACCGGATCTCCCGACTGGTCAGTCTACGCATGCCTTAAGGCATAGTTTCGCGACGCATTTTATGATTAATGGGGGAAGCATCATAACGCTACAAAGAATCCTCGGGCACGCACGAATTGAGCAAACGATGGCCTATGCTCACTTTGCGCCTGAGTACTTACAGGATGCCATTTCTCTTAACCCGTTAAGAGGTGGCATTGATGCGGAAAATGTCCACATTATGTCCACACTTAGGTAGTAAAATACGGCTTTCAATGGTGTTGCGTGCCGCGCAACCCGCATTACTCTGTTGAAAGCCACAACTACCGGTTATGGGTAATGCACCCGACGGGGCTTTTTTTCCCCGCTGCGATCGCAGGTATTCCCTTCATTAATGTGTTAAATTTGTTGTATCTATGTTTACTCTTCGTTGGTAGCCGTTTTCCAGCATAAATGACTGACGGCCCCACCCGCGATCGGGAGCCGTACATTCATGTCAGATTTTATTCTTGCTCGCGTCTCGCAAACGCTCGCCACTGAACATTCTCTCGAAATGTTAGTCAGGCAGCTGCTTGAGATGCTGGAGCTTGTGACCAGAATGGAGTCAACTTATCTGACTCGTATTGATTTAAAAGCGCAGCGCCAGCTGGTGCTGTACGCGCATAACAGCAGCGAAATGCAGATCCCGGAAGGGTTTTCGGTGCCGTGGAATGAGTCGCTGTGTAAACGTGCAATCGATGATAACTGCCAGTTCAGTAACGATGTCAACACCCGCTGGCCGTCGTGCATCGCTGCTCAGGGGCTGGGGATTATCACCTTCTTCAGCATTCCCGTGCGCCTCGCCGATGGCTCGCTGTACGGCACATTATGTGCAACCAGCCGCAATAAGCAGCCCTATAACCTCGAAGGCGAGCAGGTGATGGCGCTGTTTGCCAACTTAATTTCTCACTATGTTGAGAAAGAGACGCTGGTTGATCAGCTTCGCGCCGCCAACGTCGCGCTGGAAATGCACTCCTATACCGACGAGCTGACCGGTTTAGCCAATCGCCGGGCGCTGTTTAAGCATCTGTCGTCAATGTTTCCCCGCGAGCGCGAGCAGCAGCGCAATCTGCTGATGATCTTTATCGACCTTGACGATTTTAAAGCGATAAACGATCGCTTTGGTCATCAGTGCGGGGACAGCTTTTTGATCCAGATTGGCGAACGGCTGAAGGCGCATATTCGCCAGGGAGACCTGGTGGGACGTCTCGGCGGTGATGAGTTTTTAGTTGTCGGCACCGAACTGGACACGCTGCAGCAACAGTCCTTTGTTGCGACCCTGCGGCAGGCCTTATGTGGGGTTTACTTTCTTGGCGAACACCGAATTAACTATCCTGGCGCCAGTTTTGGTATCACAGAGGTAAATCCCCAGGTTCTGGATGTCGAAAGTGCGCTGCGCGCTGCGGATGACGCTATGTATCAGGATAAAAAGTCCCGGCGGCGGGATTCCTTTCTGAATATTGATTAAAACCTGACGGCGATATCCAGTATGATAGCGAGGTTTTCCGGTAAGCTGTTGCGATGCGGCGGCTTAATGGTTTTGTGGCAGGACAGGTCATATTTTTAGCTTCAGGGGTAACATCATGAGATTGGGTATTCTTTTCCCGGTGGCCATTTTTATCGTCGCCGTTGTTTTTCTCGGTTGGTTTTTTGTCGGCGGCTACGCGGCTCCGGGCGGCGCGTAA